CACCAGACCGATCGGGGAAACCATGGCGGTGATCAGTCCGACGAGCATGCCGAATACTGTGGCAATCGCTCCACCGATCGCAGCCAGGCCGGTCATGGCCACCGAGGCGACGGCCGCAGCTCCACCGAGGGCGAAAAGGCCAGCCAGCAAGCCAGCTCCGACCGCAGTCCATTTGGCGATCGTGACGATCAGCTCTTGGTTCTCGCCGATGAACTTACTGACGCTCGAGACCACACTGATGATCCTTTCGCCGACTGCGGTCAGCAGCGGCGCGAGGGCCGAACCGATTCTGGTCTGAAGGCCACCGATCACGCCGAGCAGCCTGTCGAACACATCGCCGAGCTTAGCGGCGGCGGCAGCATCCTCGCCGGACATGGTTTGACCAAGATCTTGGGCATCCTGTTGGAGCTTGCGAATTTCCTCGGCCCCTCCGGAAAGCATGGGGACCAGGTCCGCACCGGCTTTGCCGAAGTACTCCATGGCCGCAGCACTTTTGAGGGCTGGATCCTGGATCAGTGATAGCTTGTCGGCGATCGCGAGGAATTGCTCGTCGGGCGACATTTTTGCAAGGTCATCGACACTCAAGCCCAGAGCGTTGAATTTGTCAGCAGCACCAGGCACACCGGCCACCGCGTCGGCAATCCCGACTTGCATCTTGCGAACGGCTTTCTCGAGGGTTCCGACATCGGTACCGGAGAGCTTGGCCGCATAGCCGAGCGAGGACACCGCTTCGGCACTCATGCCAGTTCGCTGGGCCATGTCGTCGACTGCGGACCCAGCGTCGGCAAAATTCTTCGCCAGTGCAACCAAGCCAGTCACAGCGACCGAGCCAGCGATCGCAGCAGGGAGGCTGAGTACGCTCTTGGAAAAGCCGGACAAGGCACCTTGGGCACCAGTGAAACCTTTTGCGATTCCGGTGCCCATGGTCGTCGCGACGCCTTTGAGCCGTGCCATCGCGGCTTGGACTTGGGCCATACCTTTATCGAACGACCCCTGTTTGGTCGCGATCTCGACGTAAGCTTGACCGGCCTTGATGTTACTCGCCATGTGTTACCTCACCGCTGCGATCGAGTTCTTGAACAGCTCGGGGAAATTGGGGGCTTCGGCCTCGAGCGCAGGACGCATGAAGGGCCGCTTGGGATAGCGAGCTCGGCGACGGCGAGTCTCGAATCGATACCCAGGCCGCTCGTCATACCTTCGACGGCCGTCGACCCGTCGCCAATTGGCCGGTTCGCCCTCTCCCTCGATGGAAGCGTATCGGTACTCCCGAATGATCGCAGTCTCGCCCCGTTCATGCAGACCGGCCACGGTGCTCGTGACCGACTCGATGGTGAAGTTGACTTGGTTCAGTTGCACTGGGCCGACGATCGTCGATTCGCTTTGGGGCTGGTAGGCGAACAGGATCGTCTTTAGCGAGTGCGTGTTGGGCGAGTGAGCCGACGGTGGAGAACCAGGTGCCGAAGCGGACTTTCGGCGACGCATCGACGAGCGAGCTCGCTTGCGCACAAACGCACCAGCCTTGCTCAAGACTTTGCGTTTCGCTTTTTTCAGCGAGGCAATCACCTTGGGCCGATCAAAGAAAGCTTCGCGGACTTTAAAGGTCACGTTCATGGCGTGAATTTCTCCGCAGCGACGAACGGATCCTCGTAGTACACCCGAGTCAGTTCGACGCCGGCCGCATTGTGGACAGCGACCGAGTATCGATACTCTCCGGGCACCAGTCCGCCCGAGGTCGCTCGAGGCATCTCGCAGGTGAGCGACCATTTCCCCGATCCGATGTCCGCAGCGGTGCCAGTGACAGCGAATGGGTGAGTCCCGTTGGTTCCACCGAAGTGGACCGTGACAGCACCGGCCGACATGCCTGGGATCGCGGAGATCGTCCAGACGAATGCGGTACCATGAGCCGTGAGGTAATCATCGCCAATGACAATCTGATCGACGGTGCCTTTGGCGGTCACCGGGCCAGCATACGAGACCTTGCCAGCGGTGATCGTGTTGGTTTTGGCCGCGATCACATTCTCAAGCGACAAATAGCGGGAGTGCTCGACGGGGATCACCTGGACATTCGCTGTTGCGGACTCGGGGAAGAAGTCTGCGGTAATGCCGTTGGTCTCGCCCGCGGTGACATCAAAAAGGTAGTAGCCGTCCTCCATCTCGGTCGGATTGGTATCGGCCAGGGCAGCACGAGCACCGCCGTCGAGAGAGACTCGGCAAGTGATCTGCGCAGCATCGCCGACCACCGGAGCGTTGTTGGTCCGGTTAAACGCGAAGACTTTCAGCGTGCCTGCGGTGTTGCGGTACATAGTTGGGATTCCTATTGGGTCGTCAATGGGCCAATTGGCTTAGATTAGGTCAGCGTCAGAACACCGTTGACCTGGTCAAAGTCCACCGTGAGCGTTTCACCGGAGGCCAGCGTAATGCTCGATCCGTAGTCGAACCAACCAATGAGCGGGTCGCCTGCGGCAGTGTCGTTGTAGAGGACGACATAGCGAAACGGACCCACCGAACCACCCGAGGCAGTCAGCACCAGATCAGCACAAGTGAGCTTGTAGACTCCACCCGTCTGGGCGCTCGATGATGTCGTGACATTGCGAGCACTGAGGTTGGTGTACGTGATCTCGGTAAGGTCAGCCAGGACCGAGTTTCCAGCGACCGGTGCGGTGTTGGTCAGAGCGATCCGCAGTTGGTTCGATCCGAGGTTATGGACACCCTCGGCGACATTTTCGGCGAATGCGTTGAACTTGTTAAAAGTAGCCATCTATCGAGATCCTCCGAGCAAAAACAGGTAGTAGTAGGGAGCAGCACCACTGGTGCCAGGTGTACCAGTTTGAAGATTGACGGGACTTGCAACCAGGACGTATTGACCCGTCCCAGCCTCTAGGACTCGACTGCGCAGGAATCCTGCATCGAGACCACTGGCCAGATAAGCGACCGTGTCCGCAGAGATCCGGCGGCTAGCGAGGAACCCAGCGGCATTTCCGTCGAGTGTGTAGGCCGCAGCTCCTGCGTCGAGCAGTCTGCCGAGTAGCGTTGCTGCATCGGTGCCAGAGTAGGCGTAGGACCCCTGGTCCGCACTGAGCAACCGCGATGTGAGCAGCGGAGTCGTTTGGCCCGACAGCAAAAGACTACCGGTGTCCGCTGGTAACACTCGGCCGTACAGAAGCGTGATCGGTTGTCCGCTCAGGGCGTAAGAGCCAGATTCTGCGAGGATCGAAAAAGCAGCGGCTAATTGTGCGTAATAAGATCGTCGTATCGGTGGTTGCATGAGCAGTCCACCGCCCCGGCCTTGCTCGTAAATAAATTTGATGTCGAAAATGCTCAACGCACCTCGAAAAAGCGTGATGTCATCGATTTGCGAGGATGCATAATTACTTAACGATCCAGCTCGATTTAGTGCAGCAAAGGTCACCTGATTAAGCGATGTCGCTCCCGCCGTCCGGCTGGTCGTTGCGACCTGAATACCATTGATTAAAAGAGTCAGCGAGGTCGGCGTTAAAATGCCGGTCAATAGTCGCCAATTGGCCGATTGCCATGTGCCACCTATTGCCTGTGCATCTCCGCTAGAATTGTTCCTGTGTGTCAAAGTAATCGCCGTTCCAGACGCCTGGAAAATTAAGAACGGAGTCCCATTTGTCGAGCTTGCTAGCGATGCGTAAACGCCTGTTGTGCCAGTAGTATTTCTATTCCAAAAGCTAACCGTGACCGAATCGGTTGCTAGGTCAATTGGCTGGATTCTTGCGTTGGCATACTCGGATGTGCCATTGAAAACGAGGGCCGTCCCCCCGTCGATGGATTGCCAGCATGTATTTCGATCGCCAACCAAAAGACCGGGATTTCGACCGCTTGCGTCCGGCAAATGCAAGCTAGTAGCACCCGTAAACGATGGACACCAACGATTGAGAATCCGGCTTTGCAGACTTTCCCATTCCGGCCCGTAGTAAGCCAACATCAGGTAATGGTTTCCCCTTCGTCGACGACGGCAAAAAGTTGCACGACGTAGGGAATCGACGAGTAGTTGACGAAGCGACACTCGTAAATGTCACCGCCAGGGATCCACACTCGTCGCACATCGGCGAGGTTGGTTACCGAGTTACCATTCAAATTGAGTACGCGGTGGTTTCGCTCCATCGTCCAGGAGGTTGTCGCACCCGAGGCGATGCGGTTCCACTGGATCAGCGTTCCGCCGGAGTTGAAAATGCAGACGGTGTCACCGATGGCAAAGTTAGTCGAGGCGATGGCGATTGTATTTTGCGAAGTGGACACATCAGCAGTGAGTGCCCCAAGCAAAGCGGCCGTCGTTGGGCCTTGGCCGACCATGTCGAAAATTGTCGTGGGGACGATGTCTGTGTTGTTGTCCGTCGGTCTGATCGCGAAGTATCCGGCGCGGGTCGGGGTGCCATTGCTTCCACGGCCCATAAAACCGACGACCCAAGCCCCTGGCACGTTTCGCAAATCGAGCGTGGTGGATGCGAGTTCGATGTTTCCCGTCGCGACAATTTTCGGCGAGATCAGCGTGGTGTAGTCGGGCGTGGTTTTCGTGACCAGGGATGGCATTACTTAGATTCCCTCGCTAGCTAGTTGCTCAATGTCTCGTCCTGAAAAGGTGTCGGGCTGTTGACCAGCGGCCAGGAGCGGAGCGGCTTGAT